TTTTCTGCCGCTGTCATTTCACCAGAGGTCTTAGGCGTTTTACTGGAGACACGCTTGGTTGGTCTACAGTACGGGGTTCCCCGCTTCTCGCCCTCTTTGCGGCCACAGGCTTTGCCTGTACGAACATCTTTCCAGTCCTCTTTGAACCAACGCTTCAGCGCGGCTCCTTTTTCTGTCTTACGAACGGCCACTGGCTTTCTTCTTCCGGCATTTGGCTATAGCACCCGAGGCGTACGCAGAAGGGAAGACTTTGTACGATGCCTTCACCTTGCGGTAGCAGTCGTCTTTGACCGTACCGCCCTTTTTAAACGTAACGGGCTTCATTTTGCCCATGCCTCGGCACTTCATCATGGCTTATACCATCTTACACTTAGTGCGACCACGCTTTGCACAACCGTCGATCTTGCCACCTTTCTTGTAGGCCGAGTTCTTAGTCATACCACCCATCATCATCTTTTTAACAGGCGTTCCAGTCATTCCGCCCATGTTCATTCTTTTAGTTCCGCAACCAGCCATACCACCGCTCCTGAACTTACGGCCTTTATCAGCCTCAACATAATCTTCCCCCACGCTTTGTGGGATTCCTACCTTCTTGGCAAACTTGGGGTTATTCGCCACCGCTGCCATCAGGTTGTGTTGTTTCTTGCTCTTGCTTGGCATCTTTCTTTCCGCCTTTAATGCTAACTAAAGTAGGCTTTGGTTCGTCCGTCTCTTCTTCGTGAAAAGCTTGTAGAGCAAATGCAAACTCTAAAACCTCTTCTGGAGTCCAACGACCTTTAGAATAACTCAGAATGGCTAATGCTACGTCTACCATCGAGTATTCTAAGTCTTTCATTTAGTTACCATTTTACTTTATCCGCCCAGTAGGCTGCGCTCATTTTGCCCTTGGCAATGTTCTTACCGTGTCGGGCTTTAAACGATTTGCGCTTGGCCTTCATTCTAGCAGACTCACCAGACTTAGGCTTACCAGCAGTAGACGCGCCTTGCTCCCCAAACCGAATGATCTTCTCCTTTCCACCTTCGCAAGCCTTCACAATGTGGGACTTTTTGGGGTGAGAAGGAGTTCTCTTCGGCTTGTTACAAGCCATCGCTTTCTTGTCAACTTGCTTAGCCATTAGCTGTAGAACACCGTCATCGCAGTAATATTCGTGAGCAGTGTGATTGTTACGTCACTTTCACAGCGAATACCGTAATCTGGGATGTTTATAGAGTGCGAATCGTCAGCAATAAAGTCGATGTCCAAAACCGTGCGGCCACCGGCCCCATCAGTAATCGTCAACCTACCTGCGCCAACATTACTAGTAAGCACTTGAACTTGGCGTATACGAGCGGGGCCTACGCCCAAACTACCGGTACCTCCGGCAGCAACCCGTTTGGTTTGAATATCTGAACTAGACATGGGTCTCTCCTCTAGTTAGTAAGGATTAACCTGCCGAGACAGCTAGAGTACCAGCATTGTTCCAGATAGCGCCTGCAACACCCGGATCAGAAGTAGGGATAACAATTACATTAGCTGTGCCAGTAGCAGTGATATTGCCAGCGGCAGTTTGAAAGCCGTTAGTCGAGATGACTGGGCCTGTAAAGGTAGTATTCGCCATTTTGAGAATCCTCACATGCGAGTTAATTTTGGGGTGTATCTGTCTGCATGTCGTCAGCCGGGACTGTCAGATACACCGGATGACCCCGGTACAGTTACTATATACCATTTCGGATATAAGTACACAATACTTAAACAAAAAAAGCCCACCTGTGGGGGGTGGGCTAAGACTCTTCAAGGGAGATAAAACAGTTTTACAGTATCACTTAATTCGGGTCTCGTAAATGTTTCTTATCCACCACATGAACATCTCTTCGCCAAGCGTGTGTTTCATAGTATTCACCCTAGCAGCAAGTAGCTGTACGTTTTCTCGTACGTAAGGGCCTTGAGGGTTTATACGGTCTATTGAGGCGTTAAATTCTTTTTTCTTCTTATCGCCATAGGTGCCATCTCTTTGATGAGTCATGAGTACGCCAGATAACGCACATTTGCCGTCTTGTATTTCCCACAGGTCAATAACATCTTCCGTGGTTAGCGCGTATTCTACGCCTTGTTTAAGGCGTTGGGATTTTAATTGATTATTTAATACTCGGAGGTACGACTCAGGGGTGGCAGAGGTTTTTCTTGCTTTTTGCGCTGTAACGCACGGCTGACACACACCACGAACAAAACCTTCTTTGAAGTGCTCGAACTGGGACAACAATCTAGTTTTATTGCAAGAAGTGCATATTCTAGATTTTTGTGGTTCTCTTGACGTTTTCTTTTCTTCTCTAGGCATATCTACTTTTTACCACACAAAAGAAAGGGGGCCGAAGCCCCCAATCTTAACACCTTTTGGCTTCTTATGAAGCGCCGGGTGAACCGAAGATGCCCAGTGGGTCAGATACGCCGAAGCTGTATCGCTCACGAGCCTTATATCGGCTGTTGCCTGTGTCAAAGTCTGCGTCCATGCTAGTTTGCATAGGTGAGCGGACAAAGTGCTTCAGGCCGTTAGGTACGTCAGTCATCAAGAACCACGCATTGGTATCAGTCAGGTAGTTATTTACTGTGTAACCACCGGGGATTGAACCATTGTTGCGGATTGCGTTGATGTCGTTATCGGCTGTAGACACACGAAGCTCCGTATCCAACAGGCGAGTAGCAACGAATTGCAGCGCAGGTGGGATAACCAGCTTAGAGGGCTTAGCAGCGATAAGGAGACCACGCTCATCAGTCCAACCAGCGATCTGGATAACGGCAGCTTCAAGTGAAGTTTCGTTAAGATCGGCTGCAACAGCAGGACGGTTTGAGTTAGTGCCACCAGAAACGAGTGGGTGGTCAGTCGCACACAAAGTCTTACCGTCACCATAAGTAGTGCCGGAGAAAGCGTTGTTGAGGATGGCAGCACCCTTAACTTGCTTAGTGTACGCCATCGCACGTGCGAGAGCCTTCGTGTAACGTGAAGAGAGTGAATCGTAGAGGTTATCTTCGATTGCTTCTTCAGTTAACGAGAAGCCCATTGCAACTGTCTCGTGAGTATAACGAGCAGTCCACGCTTCTTGTGCGTTGTCATAAGAAATAGCAGAACCTTCACCCTTAACAGGTGCAGCGCTAAATCCAGACAGTTTAGTTTCTTCTTCGAAAGAACGGTCAGAAGACTCAGTTTCGAAGATTTCAGCAGCCTCATCACCATACTTAGCGTATTCGAGACCAAAAAGGGCGTTTAGACCCGGTAATAGCTCCTTAAGGAGTTGCGCTCTTGAAATAGCCATTAGTCAGCCTCCTTACACGCCAGTAGTGTTGTTATACTGATGTGTATTGAGTTTAACAATCAACTCAACAAAAGCATCAGCGCCAGTTGCAGTTTCGGCAACAACGTCAATCACTCGGATAGGCAGAGTAGCAGTAGCTGCTGCTGAAGAACCTAGAACCGATTGACCAGAGTCACCAGTAGTTGCGTCGCCTGTACCTTGAACTACGGACAGGTTTGCACCCACAACAGCACGAGCTGCCGCAGTGACGGCACTGCTTCCATTAGTTGAAACAACTTGGAATGCAGCCATAGGATCGTCAACAACGATAGCGTAAGCGTTAGTAACGCTAGTGCCGGGGTAGTATTGAGCAGGTGTGAACTGACTCAGGGAATTGACGTATTGAACGCCAACACAAACGCCCACAGTACCACCAGTAGTGGTGCCAGTGAACTTCTCACATGTGCCCGCCGCTACGACTTGAACCAAATCGCCCGCATAGATAGCCACGTTGTATGTACCCGCAATAGGAATAAGGCGAGTAGCACCAGCGTAAGGCATACCGTCGATACGGTTGATTGGCTTAAAGCCGTAGGGAGCACTGACTGTTGGATAAGCCATTTTTTAACTCCTAAATTTAATTTCCAGAGCCGAAAGTAACCTTCGATTTTCTGTCATGAAACAGAGGCATACGAGGGTCATTCTCGCGCATCAAGTTATTGTCCACAGAGTGAATTTGCGATTCCGCTTGTTGCTTATAGAAATCGTTTCGCTCTTGGACAAGTTCTACTGGGGCCTTACATAGCATCAAACCACCAACGATGACGTTATCCTTAAACCGCTCATCAGAGACGACATCGGTAAATATCTCGGGGTGATCTTGTGCGCGTACCGGTTCCCAGCCTTCACGTATCTTAGAGGAGACGTTAGTAGCGTCAGATTGACCGTTAGTTGAAATACGAACCCAGTGGTAAGTATAGCCGTCTTCAGGAGTTGGATCAGGCAACACTGTGGGTCGCGTCCAAGCCTTTTTACGGACTGTCTTAGAACGGGTCTCAAGTTCTCTATCTAGTCTATTCTGACTCATTATTGTTTCCTCATTAATTCAGCAGCCTGTTTGGCGTAAGTTTCCAGTGGTACTCCAAGTTTTTTCGCAATAGCTATTTGTGATTGCGTTAACCTAATTTTCTTAGGTCCTGTGCTCCGCGTAGCGGGAGCAACCACATTGCTAGATTTTCTTTGAGTACTAGCTGGTTCGTCCTCTATCCCATCATCAAACTGATCGGGGAATACTTGTCGCATACGAGAGTTAATTTTCTCGTAGTATTCGTCTGATTGCGGGTCAACCCCGCTCTTTTTTAACTTTGAGTCTAGCCCCAATGCAAAAGCTGTCATTTCGTCATCGGACCCAAACCAAGGGTTCTCTTCTGCCCAAGAAACGGCGCGTTCATCACGAACTGCTTGTGTTTCAATAGGTTGTTGAGGGACTTTTACAGTAGTTTCTTTTGTTTGTAAAGGAGCGGGTTTAAAGTTAGCTACTTTGTCTGCCCGTATTCGTGCAGTTGCTATAGCGTCTTGGGCTTCAACAATAGCGTCGGAATCACCTGATTCGTAAGCTTCTTTATAGCGCCGTTTGGCGGTTTCAAGCTCCGCCGCAACTGATTTCTTTGCTTGTTCCAGTAGTGCGCTTTGGCTTTTAGATACCGTGCCAGTCAACCTTTGGTTTTCTTCAACCAACTGTTTAGCGTACGCTTCTAGGGCTTCTCGTTCCCTTAAAGCAGCTTCTTTAGCTCTACGCTCGTCATGATAGCCCTTACTAAAGTGCTTAATTCTGCTTTTCACCTTCTCGGAGTAGTTTTCTAGCTCGTCGTCGGTTACTTCTTTAGGTGGCTCAGACGGTTTACGGCCCCGATCTTCTGGGGGAGTATCGTCCTCTACCTCAATCTCTAAATCGCCCGCTTTGATGGTGTCTTTGCCGGGCTTCTTCATATTTTCCCGACCGACAGCACCTTCTACTTCAAGAGGCGCATCGTCTTCAGCAACATCCACCTCTATCTCTGCGGCTGCTGCTTCTTCCTTATCGGGGTCTGGAAATTCAAACTCTACTTGTTGTCTAGGCATGGTTTATTCCTTATGCACGCGAAACCGCTCGCGGATCGTCAACGACAGCCTCAATCGAGTCGTCGTTCATTAAACGATATTCCTGCTTTCCAACTTTAAAGCGTGTACCAGTATTGGCACGGAACATCACGTAGTCGCCTACTTTGCACCAAGGCCCAGTAGGGAATCTTTCTTTGTCGCTATAGGCTTCTGCGCCCATATCCAACACAACACCCACAGTAGACAGGATGTATTCCTCTCTGACTGTTGAGCTAGCCTTAACAAGACCGCTGTCCCCAAAGGTTTCCTCCACGTTAGGAAGGGCAATAAGAACCCTGTACCCCACCGGTTTTGGGATCGAGGCTTCTAACTCCTCTTGGGTTTTGATGTCTTCGGCTATTTTCTTTTGCCTTTTCTTTTCCAATGCAGTCATTGCTGGGGCTACTGAAGCTTCAGCTCCCACCCCGCTAACCGTTATAGTTTCAGTCATCGTTATCGTCCATATAGTTACGCGAAAGGTCACCTACTTCTCTTAATGCAGCGTTTAGACCCCGAATCACGCCACATACCTCCCGATATTCAGCAAAGTCTTTAGCTCCGCCGCTTTTCAGGAAATCTTCGCTGGAGCCTTTAAGCTCCGTTAATTTTTCATTTAGCACGTCAAAGACGGTTTTAGCCATTATCTTCCCTGCCCTCTATATTCTTTAAAACTGCGGCGTTTGTGCTTGTTCATAGAATTTATTTTAAAAGCGCCGTTGCCAATGCTCGTACCTTTTGTAGTACGGTTTAGGCGTATAGCCTCGGCAGAACTAATACCTGTTTTCTTAGCCATTATTCGTTCTCAGTTTTCAGTTCATATAATTCGCTTTCTAAGTCATCTACGCGACTCATTAAATCCATAATAGCTTTTTCATCCATATCAAGTTCTTGCCGAGTCTCGTATTCAATCCTGTCTAGTCTTGCTTCTACCTCTATCAGTATCTGCCTTTCTATAGGGCTGTATTTTCTCATCGGTTTTCTCCTTGTGGTTTTCTTTGTTGTGCTCTAGCCATATCTAGTATCGCTTTAGCCTCGTCTAAGTCCTGTCTAGCGTTAGCTGCATCTGTTTGAGAGGCTATGCGAGTTGCTTCAATAGTTGAGGATGCCTCAGCCTTTTTGGCGTCAAGCTCCAACCTAGCGGCATCAAGCGCGCTATCTGCTTGATCTTTTTGGGCTTTTCTCTGTAGCTCACCTTGTTTCAACTGTAGCTCCATTTGCTGCATCTGAATAAGCGGGTCTTGAGCTTGTTGCTGCGCTTGTTGTTGAGCAGCTTGCTGTTGATGTGTTTGAGTAAGCTGGATAGCCGCCTTAGATTGTAGCTGAGCAAGCTGTACTTCTAAGTCTCTTGGCATTTCTTCGTTTGGCGCCGGTAAAGGTGCACCGATACGCTCTTCGATCTGCTTGCGGTACAAGAAAGCTGTATGCTCGGCAATGTGAGCCTGTAAAGACGCCATAATCTGGTTTGCCATCGGGTTTTGCCCAATAGTTTGCATAATCATTGGGTCTTGCATGAAAGCTTGGTGAGTAGCTATATGAGCCTGATGGTCTTGATACATAAACGCTTTAACGGGGTTACCCACAAGAGCATCCATGTTTTCACTGACTGGGTCAGTAGGCCGCATATCGTCCTCTATTGGAACAAGCTTGTCGGCGTTCTTAATACCCAAAACTTCAATCATTTGACGATGAAGCTGTGGGAGGTCGTAGATTTGTGGGGTGGCCTGCGCCATTTGCAACACGGTTTGGTACTGGACCACTCGCTGGGCCATTGTGCTGCTGTTGGAATCACTAACGGGAATTACTTCCACCATGGCGTAGTCGGCGCGTCGCGCTCGAGGTTCACCACGATCAGGCACGTACATATACTCTTCAGGCGCATACTCAGCAATGATTCTTCTCAGGAGCTTAAACTCCTGCTTCATTGAATAGTGCACCCTAGATTGCACCGCAGCCATTGGCTTAAGGGTACGTTCTAAAAGAGCGAGTGTTGTTCCAACAGGTGCATTTGCACTCATGTCGGATATGTTCATGTCTGAAATAGCGCCTAAACGTCGGCCTTCTTCGGTGATCTGCTGCAATAATGCTAGCAACGTCTGAGAAGGTTCTTTGTATGGCAGCGGCATAATATTATCGCGGATGCTGCCAGATGGTACGTCTACATCACGGAATTCGCCCGGACCAATCGGTGTGTCGTCGCCTTTAACTCGTAGTCCCCTAGATTTGAGACCACCGGGGAGATTGGATAGGGTTCCAGCGTCAACGAGCTGACGGATAATACTAGTGCCAGCTTTAGCATAACCCCCAATAATGTGAATAAGTCCGAGTCCATAAAATCCAAATCCGGGTACGTAGGCATAATGTACGAAATGTTGACGCTTTAGTGTCAAAGGATCGTCAGGGTTCCAATTGCGGCGTATCGCCAAAACTTCACCTGTACCCTTCTCAAGCGTTACTACATAAGGCTTTGCGACTTGGAAGTCGTCTTCCTCGTCTTCACCATCTACACCGTCAATAACTAGGTCAGCATGGACTTCTAGTATGGTGTAACGGTCGTCTGAAGTTAACGAAATCCCCGATTGCTCGGCTTTCGCCTCTTCAATATCTGTAAAAAACGAAACTGGGTCGCCTAAATCTACATCTCGGTAGAAGCCAGCGGCTTGCAGCTTAACCATCTCATTTTTTGTCTTGCGCATTACGTGCGTAACACGCTCGGCAGATTCAATGTTTGATGCACCGTATGGGACAATTACATCTTCAGCGGGGATATATAGGGCTACCTGACGTCCCAAACTGGGGTCAAAGTACACCTTTTTAAACGCAGAACCAGCCAAACCGAGGGAATACAATAACCGCTCATGTTCAGGGCGGTATTCTACCATAACCTCAGTTAATTCGTAGTTCATATCCATTTTGACGCGCATAGCTGCGTCTTCTTTCTCTTGGGTAGGTTCCCCAAGAATCTTAGTCTTAACGGGGCCAGCAGCAGGAAATGTCTCGCTCATAGCTTCCGCTTGGAAACGGATAGCGGCTTCCGCCAAAATGTTGCTATATACGCCACAGGCGTTTTCCCAAGGCTCGACTCGCTCCTCGTATTTAAATCCTAGTACATCAAGACCTCGCACGTAGCTGTCTGCCCAATCTCTACGGGCTGACGTATCCCCATCAATGGCCTCACAAAGATCGCTAGAAACTTCTTGTAGTTGCTTGTCGTCCAAGTACTCGGCTAGGTTTGCGTCAAACGGCGCCATGTCAGCCTCTTCAACCTCTTCTCCGAAACTGATCTCAACGCTACCATCCTCAAGCTCTACCATCACAGGCATGTCTTCGTCGGTAGCAATAGCCATTTCGATGACCGTATCAGGCTCACCCGTCAACTCCTCGTCAATGCCTTCAGGCATTCCGTACAAACCTTTTTCAATAGCCATCTTATAATTCCTCTTTGTCCCACTTTTTCAGGGGGCACCATGCGTCCATTAGCCAAACCTTAGCGGGCATAAAACAGCCACACTGCTTGCATATTTGTATTTTCTTTATTAGTTCTGGGCAGTCAGCGCAAATACTTTGCCGTTTAGCCACAACTTCTTGTCGTTCGTTTAACTTAATATCCATTAATAGTACCCCGTTCTACGATTCCTATAAGAAGGGTCATCCTCCACCTCATCACTGGGTAGTCTTAAGAACCCGCCTTGCCTAAACCGCATCAACGCCATAATAGTGGAGTCCACGTAGTCATCATGTTCCCCCGCAGGAAAACTCGCAACCTCGTCAATCACTTCTTCCGCCCAACGCTTTTGTGGTGCCCAAACTATTCCCGAAGCAAACATATCTGACACCGAGTTTAGGCGGGCCATCTTGT